GCCGACCGGCCCTGAGCCATCGCGGATATGCTGGCCTCGCGCACCATCCGGCAGGGTCTGATAGATCCTGCCCTGGCGGTCGATGATGAATTGGGAGGGAAAGTTGGTGTGGTGAAAGGTATTAATCACATCGTCGACACTTTCACCGCCGGCGGTGTGATGGATGATCATCCCTTTGGGCTCGACCAGCGGCCCGAAGCGGTTGCCAAACCCGGCTTCTGCGGTCTTGTCGATCGTACCTGCAGGGAGACCGGCCGCGGCCGCGGGAGCCTGCCCCGGAGCCCCGCGCAGCGCCGCCTCGGCAATCGGGATGTGCCCAAAGCGGCTGCCGGGGGTCTGGTCGCGCGGCGCCTCGAACCCGGTCATAAAGCGGTCGGTGGCGGCCTGCTTGTCGGTCATGCTCTTGTAGTCGGGCATGTTTTTGTCGACCCAGTCGGCGACATAATTGGCCTGCGCGGTGGGGCTGTGGTCCCCGCCGCTCTGCGCCGTAAAGAGCGGCAGGTGCGAGCCGGGACTGAACTGAAACAGTCCCATCTCGCCATTCGCGCCCGGATTGTCCCAAGTGCGGAATGAGGATTCGTGCGAGATATTGGCGAGCGCTCCAGTGATCGCCGCGGGCGACCAATTGCGTCCGCGCAAGACATCGGTGACTTCCTGCGCCACTGCCGAGGCTCCTCCTTGCGGAGCTGCCGCACTGCCGGCACTGGGGGCCGGGCGGCCCCTCGGCCCAAACCCCGCACCGCCTAGTATTCGGTCAGCCTCGGCCTGGCCGATCGTGCTTTTGAGTTGCGTCTGGATGCTGCGGCGCAGTTCCTCCTGTGCCGTGCCAGGCAGCCCCAGTGTCGATTGCCAGTCGTCGAGGAACTTCTGCGCAGCCTGCGGCTCGTTGTGCGCGAGATGGGCATCGACGATGCCTTTTGCCCAACCGGTATAGGCTACCGACAACCCCGCGTTGGTCATCTCCGGCGTGAGCTTGTCGCCATACTGCGATTGCAACCCCTTGATCGTCGCGCTGGTTCGCTCCCCATAACTTTTCTGCAGATAGTCGGGGTTGTTGTAATGCAATGCGGCGTCGGTATCCGCGGTCACCCCGGCGGCGTGCTGGGTCGCCAGGGCGTAGATTTGCATCTCGCGCTCGTAATGCGAGCCGACATCGCGATCGATGTACATGCGTTGCCGCCGGGTCTCGGCATTGAAGGCGACCTGGACCCGCTGGTTGGGCAAATTTCCGGCAATTTGCGCGCGCAGCGCCTCGAGTTTGCCGGGCATCGCCTGCGCCTCGGTCATCGCATCCTGACCGTGCATCCCCAACAGACCGACCGTGCCGGCCTGGGGGTCGCCGAACATCAGCTTATTGGCGCGCGTCACATACTCGCTCGATGCCTGATCGGCGACGACCTGGTTGTAGAGATCCTGCTTTTGGATCGCCGCCTGCCCGAGCGCCTCGCCGCCCGCCGCGATGCGGGCGCCCGCGGTCTCCTCGGCTTGGCCCACCAGCCCGCCAAACGCCGCCGGGGTGGCGCGGATGTCCTGATACCCACCGCCGGGAATGGCTTCGGGGCCGGCTGGGGCGACCTCAGGGAAGGTCGTCGGCTGCGGGCTGAGGATCGTGCGCGCCATTGCCGCGGCCTAGCGCAGCGCCGGAAACGGAATAATACAGGCAAGTAAAGCAAAGACCACGACAATTACTGCGATTACGATCACCGCATACAATATGATTTTGACGACCTGGATTGCCGTGGTGATTGCCCAAGCAAACTCACCTGCCGGCGTTACCAGCGCCAACAACAGCCGAATGATCGCGAACACCGCAGCGACAACGACAATCCAGATCAGCAGATGCTCGACAACAGAGAGGGAAAAGCACATTATGGTTCCTCCTGCTATGCCCAATTATTACATTTACGTTTTATTCCGCAAGACTGGTTTGCCGTTCTACATCGGCAAAGGGTATGGGAATCGCTGGGGCGCACATGAGCGCGCTGCACGCAATAATAAAAGTCTCAACAATCCCCGTAAATTGCGGATCATCCGCCAAATGTTTGCCGAAGGCTGGTCCGAAATTCCAAAGATCAAACTTGCTAAGGACCTGACTCCAGAACAGGCGTGTGTTTATGAAAAGGCTTGGATAAAGGCGCTCGGGCGAATTGGTCGGGAGCCAAACGGTCTTTTGGTCAATCTTACTGACGGTGGTGACGGCATGTCCGGTTGGGTCATGTCTACTTATCACCGCGAGGCTCTTTCTGCAAGACGACGCAACAAACCACTGTCTGAGGCGCAACGGAAAGTCATAACTGCAATGATTGAAGGGAATCGTGGAAAGCGATTGTCGGCGGCTCGGCGCGCGGCACTTATGGCAAGCACTCGTGACAAACCACGATCTGAAGCACAACTTGCAGCCCTTGCTGCCGGTCGGCGTTCCGTTACCGGCAAAACTCAGACCGAAGCCCATCGCCAGAAGCGTTCGGCTGCTCTCAGCGGTAAGCCGAAATCTGAAAGTCATCGCCAGAAGCTCGCGGCCGCTAAGCGCGGCAAGCCTTTGTTGGAAGCACACCGCACCGCAATTGCGAGTGGTCTTCGGGGCAAAGCGAAATCCGAGGCTCATCGACAGGCCGCTGCTATAGCGCGATGGCCGCGAAGCTAAAACACATCGCCGTTAACCTTCTTTAGCCCTTGCCTCGATGTGGTTGCGGGGTCATATTATGGCGCATCGCGGCGTTCAACGCGATAGGACGCAACCCCAGTTTCCCGAGCTTCCTCGTCCTGGTGTTGCGAAAGCAACCCCGAACCATTGCGTCCGCGGCTTGAACGGCCGGGGCGAGGAAGATGCTTATGCTTTCGGACAGGACAAAATTACCCTCAACAAGGGCTAACGCCCGCGCTTGCGGCAGCAAACGCTATTTTACAAATAAACCGTGCATTCACGGCCACATTGCGCCGCGCCAGGTTTCCGATGCTTCATGCACCACATGTAATAATCTTCGTGTGAAGACGTCCTCTTCATATTTACAAAGAAAATCATACAACCACAGATACCACACAATAAATCCCGCGCCTCTTCTGCTGTGCTTTGCCAGGAGAAGAGCAAAACAGAAATCATTGCTATTTACTATTGGCAAATCTGATATAGTAATACCCTCCAAATGCCCATGTTGTGGAAGAGTATTGAAGAGAGGAAACCGAGACACCGCCCCGTCAATTGACAGGATCGACAATACCTTAGGGTATGTGCCTGGAAATGTCGCCATCATTTGCTTCGCATGTAACACGTTAAAGTCCAGGGCCAGTTTGGAGCAATTACAGAATCTCGTCCGCTGGCTGGAGCACGCCGGACGCGAGGGAGACTGAACGTGAATAATATACATTGGCCGAAGGTTATGGGCGGCGGCTTTACATTGTGGGTGATCCTTGCCATTGCCTGGTCCATTTATCCGAATGTGATCAGCCCATGGCTAGTGTTTGCGTTGCCGTTGGTCGTCGGTGGCGCTTTTTTCATTATGTCAATAATGCCCTGGGTTATGCTGCCCATCTGGGCATGGCAAGACTTCCGTAAGTCGCAGCCGGATTTCCCTACCACCGCACTAATCATGTTGCTAGTGACAAGCGGCATGATCGGCGCTCTGATTATTCGATTGATGCACTAGAACACCGGCACCCCGGAGGGGACAATGGCGATCATGTTGTCGAAGACTTATGCCGCCTTCAAAGCCGCGGGTGTGCCGGACGAACAGGCTGAGGCAGCGGCTGAAGAGCTGGCCGGGCAGGAGCGGCGCTTTGCCAAAATCGAGGCGGATCTGTTTGTACTCAAATGGATGGTCGCCGGCATTTATGGCGTGCTGACAATTGTCGGCGCCCCGAGTGTGTGGCTGCTCCTGCGCATCGCCGCCAAAGTCGGAGCACTTACATGACTACATTAACCTAGAACACCGGCACTAGGGCACCGCCGGCATGACGCCGGCGTTTTGGAACTGCGCCCACTTGGACGCCAACTGCCCGGCGCCGCCGACCAGGGTGCCGCCCGCCCCGATGAGGCCGGCGGTTTGCGCCGACGCCGCCGTCGCCTCTTCGAGCCCGGCGGTCGCCTGGAACCCGGTCGCCTGCGTGCGGTAGCCGTAGGCGCGCAGCGCCGCGTTGTGCGCTGCGGTCAGCGCATTGAGCTGCCCGGCCTCGCTGACCCCGGCGCGCACATCGGCGGCCGAGCCGCCGCCGACGTCGACCCCGGAAGCGGCCTGCCCGGCGAGCGCCGCCCCCACCGTCGCGCGCGTCCGCTGCTGCTGCTGCGCGGTCTGCACCTCGCCCTGCTGGATCGCCGCCGCGGCGTTCTGCTGCGCCACCGTCGCGTTGTTGCGCGCGACCTGCGCCTGATAGGCGGCGGCCTGCGACTGCGCCTGGCCCGAGGTCAGCGCGCCCAACGCCGAGGTCAGCACGCCGACGCCCTGGCCGACCAGCCCCAAGGTTCCCAGGGCACCGCCGCCCGCCGCGGCAGCACCCCCGGCGGCGGTAATCGGCGCGGCGAGCGCGGCTGTCGACAGCGCCGCCTCGGCGGCGGCACCGCCAACCGCCGCAGTGGCTGCGGCTCCGGTCGCGGCGGCGGCACCCCCGGCGGCGGCCGCCTCGCCGGCGACCGCGGCGACCGGCAAAAGAAAGCCCATTCATTGCCTCCGCTTGAAGAACTCGAGGAACTCGGCGCCGCCGGGCAAATAGACCGAGTGCCCGAGCTCAAACCCCATCAGTGTCAAGGTGCGGATCGCCCGCCAATGTGATCCGAGCACCAGACCGATCAGCCGCTCATGCACCCGCAGCATGCGCGACGCTTCTCCTCGCCCGATCCTGACAAACGCCAGCGGCACCCGCTCGCAGGCCGACGCGGTCAACAGCCAGGGGCGGCCGACGTCCCCCAGCAGCGCCCCGCCGCACCCCCAGATCGCCGCAATCTCGCCGTCGACCAAAGCCGCGGTGCGCAGGTGCGAACCCTTCCACGAGCGCCACAGTGCCGCCTTGCAGGTGAAGCCGGCGGCGTGGATCTCGTTTCTGTCGTCGTCGCGCAGCCGCGGCAGTAGCGCCCGCACATGCTCGGCGCGCGCCTCGGCGAGCTCGATCATGCCGCCCGCAGCATGTGCGGCCCCGGCCCTTGCTGTGGCGGCTTGATCTCCGCTTCAACGGTATCGCCTTCCAGCACTTCGGGGACTAAAGCCAAAATTTCACATGGCAGCGGCTGCAGCTGCTCGATCGCAATCTGCGCGGGCTTGCGCCAATCGGCCGGCGTGTTGATCCGAATGTCGCCGGTGAAGAACCCGAACGCCTGCTCCGGCTGCCCGGGCGGCGGCAGGAACGGGACCATGTTCGACCATGCCGGGGTCTGGTAAAGAGCCCCGTCGCCTTGAATCGCCGAGCCGTCGGGCTGGTTGGTGCCGGTCGTCACGCCGGCCGAGTTGCGCACCCGTGCGGTGACCGCGAAGATGTTCTTTCTGCGGCCCTGCACCGTCGGTTGCCCGGTGTCGAGATAGACGCTTTGCAATTGGCAGGTGTAGGGCAGCCCGACGACAACGTTCTGGGCATCGTGCCACGGCAGGGTGATGACGCCCCCGCTGACCACGGTCGGCGGAATGACCCGACCGTCGCTGAGCCCGGTCACGGTCAACCCATCGAGGTGATCCAGTCCCGATATCGTGCCGACCGGCGGTCCCTGATAGTGCAACCCGCAGTCGACGCACCAGGACGAATAGACCGCGTTCCAGATGCGGTCGTCCATGCGCTCGACGTAGTAGCGCGCGGCGCCCTGCACGGTGCGCTGCACAACGAGGTAGAGGCTGTTGTTCGGCGGCTCCGAGACGCTGCACACCGACACCACCGAGCCTTGCGTGTCGTGGTGCGCCCAGCCATAGACATCCTGCTCCGCCAGGTAGGTCAGCGACAGCAAAACCCCATCGTTGCGCACCGCCCAGACGACCTTGAACGGCACCTCGCACCATGCCCACTGCGTGATCTGGTAACCGATGATCAGATGCGTCGACAGCGCCGAGACATCCGCGCCGGTGTAGATGTTGGCGTAGAAGTTGTATTGCAGGTCGCGCACGATCGAGCCGCCCTGCTGCACATAGAGCATATGGTAGTTGATGGCGATCGGCTGGACCTGCGGGTTGAACCCGTTCGCGGCCTGCGGCACCGCGACCTCGTCGGCCGGGGTCAGCGCGTTCTGCGGGCCAAACCCGCCGGTGCTCCCGGCGCCGCTGAGCAGCCACCCGCCGAGCCCGGTGCCGATCATCAGCCCCCCCGGCACCTGGAGCATCCACTGGATCCCATTGACCTGCTGCGACCACGGGGTGCCCTCGATCGCGTCCGAGTCGACCGGCGGGATGGTGCGGTCGAAATTGTGGAACGCGCCCGGCTGCGAGGCAAAATAGGTGTCGGGCTGCTGCGTGGTCGAGGCGTAGACGCGGCGCTGCTGGAAATAGGCGACGACGCCGGGCCAGGTGCCGGTCTGCGGCCCGATCGTCAGGGTGGCGGCCGCGCCCGTGCCGTCGCCGGTGATCGTGATCGTGTCGGTCGGCGCGTACCCCGAGCCGCCGTTGTCGACGATGAACGCCTCGAGTTGCCCAGCGCCGCCCGCCACCGGATCGTTGGGCACGATGATCCCCCTGATCGCCGCCCCCGAGCCGGTCGTCGTATTTATGTTCGCGACCACGTTGCTGTAGCCGCTGCCAAACGCCGTCATCACGATGTTGGTGATGGCGCCCGGCGCGAACGGGTTGTCGTGGATCGGCGGCGTGCGCGAGCCGTCGGCGGTGATGTTGGTGTCGACGAAGCTGCCGCCAAAGCTGGTTCCGGCATAGGAGAACAGCGCGCCCGCCGGGGCGGCCGAATGATAGGCCGGCGGGGCTTTGTAGATGTTGTACTGGTTGGCGCCCGCGACGGTGTCCCAGGTCACGACGACGGAGCCCGCGGTCTCGGCGATGTTGACCGAGTCCGACGCAGTCGCGATCGCCGAGGGCACGCTCTCGTCGCTCGTCTTCGCGTCGATCGCGGTGACGACGTACTGATAGGTCGTCGACAGCAGCGGCGGCGTCGTCGTGCGGTCGCCGGGATGCACGGTCGGGGTCGCGACGACATTCTGCGGCGGCCCGATCGACGCGGCGAAGGCGACCGTGGTCAACGTCCAGTTGTTCGCCGCCAGCCGCGCCAGGTCCATCGGCGGGTAGGACTGGTGCGTCAGACTCATCACGTCGGCCGACTGCGCGTACTTCAACAGCGGCAGATCCGCCGCCGCATACGGGGTGGCGAGTTTGAAGCGGGAGCTGTCGGAGTTGAGCACGTAGCCGCCGTTGGCGATGACCGACATGTAATGGTCGCCGAACTCCAGCGCGTAGGCCTGAGAAATGTTGAACTGGAATGGGATCAGCCGGGGGGGGAGTGTCGACAGCGCCTGCAGCGATTGAAAACATTCGCCGACAAACTTGGTGCCGGCGCGCGACTTGGCGCCGCCGCGATAGTTCACGACGAAATTTTTTAGGGTTGAAGCGCCGACGCTGAACTTGGCGAGATCGACACGACCGAATAGATCCGGCGAGATTTCGCCGGCCGAGAACGCCGGATGAATAAACGGGACGGTCATCTAGTAGGCCGATCCGTCGGGTAGAGAGAGCGGATCCCAGGCACTCAACGCGCCGGTTGGGAAACCATAGACCGGCCACCCCTGGATCCCCCTGATTCGCATGAAGTCCGGCAAATGATCTTGAACACTCCAGCCTTCGTTTCCGTCCGCCACCCGCGCCATGTTGAGCGCGCCGGCGGCTTCGGCGGAAGCCGTCTGGCGCAACGCCATCGCCAGCTTCTTGTCGGGCACCACCGCGAGCGCCATGCGCCCGGCGAGCAGCGCCACGACGGCCGTCATAAACAGGCTGTCCCATTGCTGCGGGTCGAACATCGCGCTGGTGTAGACCAGCTGCGCGCCCTGCACGTTGGTCAGGATCGCATTGAGCTCGAACAAGGTCGTCACGACAAACGGCGCCGGCTGCGTTCCGGTGATCTGAACATTCCAGGAAACGCCGGTCATCGGCGGGGTCTGCGAGGTGACGACGGGTGAGATCTGCGGAATGTACCTGACCCGCACGCAGTCCTGCGGATAGGCGTAGGCATAGAGCCACGGGATGATGGTGGTGATCGCCGGATCGGTTGGCGGCGGCCCTGGGGCAGGTATGGCCGTGGCGTCGTACATCAGGTCGAGCACCCGCATTTTGCGGGCGAAGTTCCACGGCGCGGCGCGCAGCAGGTCGCGCACCGAGGGGCCGTAGTGGCGGATCGCGGCGCGCGCCTGCGTCGTGCCTTCGCTCATCTCGGCGATCGCCTCGACGCCGAGATAGTCGAGGGCGCGATTGACCACGTCCGGGGCGGCCGTGGCTGGGTTCGCCATGTCAGCCCTGCCGCATGCCGGCGGCCTCGACCAATTGCCCGGTCTCGCCGCCCTTCTGCTTGCCGAGCTCGCCCGCGCCTTGCGACGGCTGACCAAACCGAATCACATACTTAGCCGCCAGTGCTTTAACTACCGAACTGAGGAACAGCGGCTCCCACTGCGCCGGATCGGTAATCCGCGCGGTGTAGACCGCGAGCGGATTTTCCATATCGGCGAGGATCACCTTTGCCGGGACGCCGCCCACCGCCGGCGCGTCCGAACCGATCGCCCAGCGTACCGGCAGCGGCTCGAGCGGGTCGCCGCCCTGATAGCCAAAGGGCGACGACCGCAGGTAGCGCAGAAAGATGCAGTCCGCCGGATAAGCGTAACTGAACCGCCACGGCGGCGGCGGCGAGGTCTCGTTCCACAGCGCCACCGGCGGAACCAGCGCCGATTTCAGCAGCGCCAATGTCAAGGTGCGGCGGGCAAACGGCCAATCGTCGTGGCGCAACACCTCGTCGCGGGTTTGG